GTTTGGTCTATATCAGTTTTTTCTTCGCGAATCTCATATAGAGTTTCGTTAAGATCATCTTTAACCTCATAAAGATTGAACTGTTTATAAATTGCGTTATCGTTATTCTTGTCATAAATTGTATAAATGCCAGAATTTAACGCCTTACTTTGATTACCGTAAAGTGCATGTGCAAGTGTTGATGCATCGTGCTCAACCATTTCAACTTCAACTGTTGTTGGGTTAAAATAACTGTTAGTTAAAATAATTTTTTGTGATGGCTCCCCAATGAATGGTGTTACATTTGGTCTATTGCTAGGTGCAGAAGACGGCGTAAGTGTTAAAAATACCAAATTGGTAGGTGCATCTGAATATCTATATCTAATAGCTTTTTGTGTGCTATTTGTTAAATTTGTTGTTACAGGTTCACAATAAAAAGAAGATGTAACAATTCTATAAAAATTAGGAACTTTTTTTGAATTTGATTTATCAATATATTCAACTCTATAACCAACAAGACCCTGTGGAACAAAATTGTTTCTATCGTCAGTCAGAACATTACCCAAATCTATAACCAATCCTCTAACAGATGGTAGTGATGCTAAAACACCACAATCGGTAATTTCCGTTCTAATTTGCTTCGGTCTAAGGTGTAATGTATATATTCCTAAATCACTAAATGTGTCACTGTTTAGTCTAAGATTATATAAACCACCTAAAATTTCTGTACCAGATGTTCCACCAGTTCCAGAATTATGAAAAACTGGAGTTAAAATATCAGCGGAATCCAACTTTGTTAGTGTTGGTTCTGTTGTTGATGCTCTATTTGCCACATAATGAAGTAGAATTTCTACATCTTCTGGAGACACATCTGCCGGTCTTATTGTTCCGTAACTTCCTACTGCCATGTTCTTTTATTTATAAATATAATTTTATTGTTTTTTCACAAGAAAAAATCCATTTCCATAGATATCTAATTCTCCTATGTTATCAATTTCACCTAATCTTAGGTTAAATTCTGCTACACCCATTTTCCCTCTCTCTACAAAAATGTCAGAATAAACAACCGGTTCTGATACAAAACCTAGGTAATGTTCATTTCTGGTTAATTTTTTGGTGAATTGGGATTCTGATATAAATGTTGCGGTATTGCCAGTAATATACGTTGTTCCATCAGATAAATCAAGGTATGTTAAACCGTCTATTACATATTTGTCACAATTATATAATGTTCCTTCAATTGTAATTGTTGTTCCAGTAACACCACTATATGTGTTACCACCATATAATTTTTTCTCAATTTTTCTACTTTTACCTAAAGCCAAAAATGTTGTTGTTCCAGTAAAAGAATTTCCAGAATAGTCATAATTGTTATTGTAATTCTGGGTTCTACCAGATTGTAAATAAGTCTGACCTGTAACATTAAAATATGGTAATGTCGCGCCAGTATATGTGAAAGAAGCTAGATCTGTAGGTGTGTTACTAGTTAATGGTAACTTAATGTCTTTTGTAACCGTTTCTGTCTTCCATGGTGCCACCATCGTAATAGAAACGGGTTTAGTACCAGCTGTTGAATAAGTCTTCGTTAAACCGCTTAAAATACCTATTGACTGAGCTGCTGATCCATCTCCCCAATTTATTGTGAAGGTAGCGTCAACAATTCTTTTTAGTTTTATATTACTAGCTGAATTGTATATAGTAAGGGTGTTTCCGGTATTAGCGGAATAAACAAAATTACATAGTTGTTCAGCTTGTTCAATATCCCCATCAAAACCAACCATCACCCCCAATTCATCGGCTTTTGCGTCTAGAAATAATGGTATTTGGTAATTTTCATATATTTGACTATTAATATGACTTTGTATTTCTTGTTCTGTTGTACCTGTACCAATAACTAAATTCCATGTGTTAACAGTTGGTGTTCCCCATTTGTAATATCCCTTAACCAATGGTGGTGTAATGTTGTTATTATATACCACATCGCCAATAGCTGGGCCAATATATGTTGTACCAGTCCAAGGGATCGTGGCATTTTCACTTGACGTCCAGTTCTTACTTGTAAGTGATATTAGGGATACACTTAAAATGTTTTTTCTTAATATTTCGTATTTTAATTTTTTCATTTTATTGTTTTATTGCATATCCTCCTCCGAAATCACAGTTACCACCAAGACCTCTCATTATTACATATGTGTGTTCGGGTCTTTTAAATGTGACCCTATAGTAAACATTTTCTTCTGGGTTTGTACTAACGTTCGGATTCATCTCATAAAAATTAACTGGGTTTGAGTTTACCCCAACTCTAGTTCCATCTATTAATCCGGAATTATTTACTGTTAAATCTCTATTTAAAAACCTAAGAATAGTTCCATCTTCAGCATTGAAAAATCTGGCGGTCATATAGAAAGTGGTACCCGTATAAACCGTATTGTCTGGAAACCAAAACAGATACATATTTTCAGTATTTCTGTAATTGTTACCATTGAACACAGGGATAAAGATTCTATCCTTTATATTATTATCAAAAACTTTTTGACCTAATGGAATTGATAAGTTTTTAGCAAAAACCAATTTTTGTGTTTCTCGATATGGTGTTGTATAAAATTCCAATCTAAAAAAACTATTAACGGTATGTTTTAATAATTTAGCATTTTCTTGTGGGCTAATACCAACAAAGTTATAATCTAAACCATTTGTATATGTGTTACTACTGTTAAGAAAATTAAAATAAAACCAAATGTCACATTGTAATGTTGTTATACCAGATAAAGAAACATTATATGGCTCATGAATATATCTAATTGTTTCATAATTTTCGGAAGGGTTAATAATAGATTTAAGTAACGCGTCTTGTGTTTCCGCAAAATTTTCTTCCCAGCCAGCATTTGTTCTAAATTCTGTTTCTGGATTAAAAACCAAAGATTGATCAATATTTTTATATAATATTTTCATTTTAACAATTTACGTCACCAAATCCTTTAAATCCATCTGTTTTATTATTATACTCTCTTTCGTTTCCAAAATAAAAATTTATATCAGTTTTAACATAATGTTGATTATTTACAAAAGGATAGTCGGTACCATTACCATCTTCATCTATATATCCATGATCAAAAACATCTCTCCATTTCCATAATCCTTGATCCGGAAAATATCTTGCGTTATCTGGAAGATCAGCAATATTTGTTGTACTAGATGTTTCTATATACCCAGATAGTTGTCTAAGTTTAATTCTGTTATGTGGGTAATAATATAACCCCATTTTATTTGTTGATGTACTACCAGTGAACCCAGAAACTGTTTGAGCTTGTTCGTGATTAAATATATTTGTTGGTATCTCTAATTTATGAATAGATTCAGAAATAATTCTTTCTTTTAATTCACTCGGATTATACTCTACAAAAGCACCAGTTAGTATTGATCCAACACTTAATGAGTTACCAGAATAAAATGTTGTTCCACTTACTGTCCAACTGCTTTTAGTCATTGATGAATCAGTTATTCCTGTGGTTTGTGCAAAATGATTGTCAGTCCATTCATTATGTAAATGAAATTTATAACCATTCTTTGGTGGGTATTCAAAATATCCGGAACCATTTCTGAATACAGTTGTTACATAAACATCGCTCGGAGTGTAACCTAAATTATTTGTTAATCCAGTTAGAATAAAATAATCTTTAAAATCAAATATCAAAGATTCCATTCTATTTCTTTCAACTAGTAAATCGTTGTGTCCATCAAAACTTTCAAATAATAATTTTTTTTCTTCTTCAAAAATTGTACTTTCAAACCCAGCTTTATCTAAAATATAGTCAGTTGATTTTGTTAGTGTTTTATGTTTGTGAACATAATATGTTGATGTGGTACCGGTTATATTTTTTTCATCAATACATCTTTTGATTGTTATAACACCAGGCAACGTAACACCACTAAATCCTGCTTTATTTAAATTAATAACATAATTCTCAGAATCATATTTATCATCACCTAAACTTGATACGGAATATGTTTTTCCGCTAATAATAACAAACTCACCATTATTAAGACCATGTTTAATTGGTGATATTAATTTATAATAACCGGTTTTACTTTCAACTCTACAAGGAATACCATCTCCACTAACAAACGTTTTAATATTTGTTCCCTCAACCTTGGTTGCTCCACTTAACGTGTATTTCATTGGGAAAGTAGTGTCGCCAGAATAAACATAACTTAAATATAAATTCCAATTATGATATGGCGCATTCATATTAGAAATGGACTGATGTTTATTGACTGGTCTTGTTGGTACTGTAGTTAATTGGTTATGGTTATATGTTCCATATGTTGAACCACTAACAATAGGTACATCAATATCTTGTCTGTATGTGTCCCTTCTAATAAACGCAAACTCATCATATGGTAGGTAACCACTCCAATCGTTTGTTGATCCACCATCACCATGTAAATAAAGATAATCCTGTAAATTTGGATATACCGCTTCACCTCTATACATGTTCCTAAAAACCATCTTTATCTTACCATATATTTTATAATTCTTACTTTCATTCCTTTCGTCAGAAAATAATTCTTCCAAATCTAAAATAATACTTCTATCACCTTCGCGTAATAATTCTTCATTTGTTTCTAACCCAACACGAATTACCTCGTCTTGAATAGGTGCTTTAACATAGCGTTTTTCCGGTAATATAATTTGTTTTTTTTCCATTATTCTCCTGATGTAAACGCACCTTTAGGTCCGTAATATTTTATAAACTTATCATAAGACGAGCTTCCTGGTCTTAATCCAAAATAGAAGTGGAACGGTGTTGATAGTACTTGTTTGTTTCCAGAATAATTTTTAGCTGTTTTAAATATAAATGTCTCGTTAGTATTTTTAACATACGGTATTGCTGAAGACCAAGCACCACTAACCATGACATGTATGTTACCCGTTATTGGGTCCTTAGTTGTACCTGATATTACATTTAACCAAAGATCACCTTCAACATATCTTGTTGGATTAGATGGTGTTTGCCCACTAACAATTACTTCAAATCTTTCTAACATATCTGGGTAATTCCCTAAAAATGCAATTGTATCGTGAGCCCTTGTCATTGGTTTTATTAAGTATTCCTCTTCACCATCTGGCATTAAATAATTTGTTGTTGTGCTACTTGTAGAACCAATTGAAAACATTCTTTGTAGTTTTTGAACACCTATTGATGTTCTATCCCATAATTGATCATCATCGGCACCAAATTCTTCACCCTTTTTATCCCATAAGAAGAAAGGAACTTTTTGTGTGTAATCACCTAATCTATAATTTAAACAATATCTAACTAGCACACCGTTTTGATCTAATTTGAAATCAATAGGTGTTGGCCCCCAACTAGACCCCCGTTTAAAATATGCCATGTTTGTAGCATCTTCAGGATCTAATAATTCCCCATTAAACATAAAATAATGAACTGTATCCAAATCGAACGCTTCAATACCAGCTTCACAATTTATTGATATTAGTTGTAACGCGTCACCATCCATAACCTTACCAAAAGTATAACCGCTATTTGTGAAGAAAGTGTCAACATCTGCTTTTGCTGCAGAAACATCCATTCTATAATTAATAACGTGTTCAATGACATTACCTGGATCTTGATATGATGTTGTTGTTAGATCTCTAATAACAGAACAGTTCGGATCTACCATAGGATCAAAACATATTTCATCAAAAAACTCATCTCTTACACCAACGTCATATAATGTTGTGGGGTGTAAGATTTCTTTATAACCAGAATATGATTGACCAATAAATGTTTGTGTAGTTGGATTGTATGGTGTGCTTCTATAATAGAACTTTTGATCTAATACATTAAAGAAAACCAATTCTCTTGGATATTTTGAACCTCTTTGATTTAAATCAAAAACACCAATATCATCCCATTTAATTCTATAATCAAATTTAAAGAAATATAATAAACCATGTAACCAATTATCAATATATGAATAGTTGGTTATACCACCACAGAAAAATAAACCAACACGTTTTCTTCTATACCATTCTAATAAAACGTTTGTGTTTTTTGTTTCACCATCAATTACTGGGATAACAGTAAATACACCATCCCTGATCTCAGTTAAACCAGATTTTGTTTTTCTATCATATGTTGAATTAGAAATTTTCCTCCATGCTTGCTTATATGGTAATCTTCTGGTTGAAGCTCCACCAGCAATTGTTGCCAATAATGAATGTGCCGCACTTGGTGCGGTTGCCGACGTTTGTTCAAGATAACCAGTTGGATATGTTGGTGGGTTTAATGGATCTGTTGGAGAACCATAAGCCCCGGTTGCAAAGAAGTATTTATAAGCATTACTTTCATTATAAAATTTATCATATTTTTGACAACCAGTCTCAATTTCTAAACTAGTACCAACTAATGAAGAGTCTTTGATTGTTGCTCTATCATAAATTCTTATTGTTGTGTTATTAGGTAAAATACCAGATTCTTGTAAGTTAACCCCAGTTATATCTAACCATTCTTGTGTTGAAAAAAAAATATATTTGGCCCCAGCTGAAAGAGTACCTCCTCCATTTGTTATTATGTTTGGTATTAAAAGATCAAGAAGATCACCACTTGGATACGAGTAAGATTCTATTTTAAAATCTCCAGCATCAGTTTGAACGTTTTTCATTGCACCAATAAACGGGGTAAAAGACCCATCTGTTCCGGACGTTGGTGATGGATAAAATTCAGCATAATATCTATAATTTGATGATGGGTCGTCAGGAATTGTTGCTGTTAATGCTGAAAGGCCATTTAATGCAGAATATGATGGTGATGTTGTTCCACTACACCCACTTTCGTTATCTTTAGCGAATTGACCGGTAAATCTATCGGGTAAAAATGTGGGATCTGTTGATAGATTTTTATATCGACTAGACGATAAACTATTCGGAATTACTAATAAAACCATTTTAACACCTAATACTTCTGATGCTGAGCTGAGAAAATTAGCTTCACCAATTCTACAATAATTGTTAGAACTAGAAATATCTTTAACAACTCCAGAATCATCTGTTGTACATTCTTCACAATCCGGATATATTGTTAAAGACAATTGTTGTGTAAGTCTATCTGAAATTCTATATGCTAAATCTTTTAGCTGTTCTGAAAATCTTTCAAATGGTCTCCAGTTGAATGGCCAACCAAAATAAATATCATAAAAAAATTGTGATACTGACCAGAAAAAACTGCCAGTTAATTCCGCAAATTTTATTAATATAATTGAAAAAATAAATTGCACAAATAATAATACTTGTGAAATTAATAAAGAAAATTTTATTCTATTTCTAAACGCAAAGTTTGTTGGTAAATAGTTTGTTGTTCCGGTGCAATCGTCTTCAACATTGGGTCTTATTTCTTTTATACCTAAAAACGCATCCCTTCTTGTTGCCCCAAAGAAACTTTCAACACCTGATACTTCATAATGTGAGCCTTGGAAAGAAGTTGGTGTGTATACTTTACCATAGATAAATTTATAAAAATAATCTTCTGGTATGTTATTGTTATTTGTTCCTAAAATTAAATCTTTTTTATGGTTTCTTTCTGCCGTTGTTAAGGACTCTAGTGTAACACCAGTTGGTGTTAGTACTTTTAGATAATCTTCAAAAACGTCAGAAAATACATATGAAGATAAAATAGCTTCACTATATTCACTTGCCCCACCACCAGTATACTTGTTAAATTCTCTAATATTTGGTGTTAAATAAACGGCAGATGTTGTACCCTTGGTTGATCCTTGAGATGAATCACTTAATGATATTCTAAATCTTGATACTGCGGATGTTGCTATACCTTTATTTGAATCATTTGTATATTCTTGTTCGCCAAACTCATTTGTATACATATAATCAAGGTTCATTGAAACAACAGCCATAGATGAACCGTCTTCTTCAATTGTGCCTGGACTAAAATATTCTAACTCTGGGTATAAAACGCCATCAGATCCCCTTACTTTTTTACCTGTAAATCTAACACCCTCAATTTTACCGTCACTGGTTTGTAGATTACATTTATAACCACTTTTTCTTCTAATTACGCCGCTTCTTTTAACCGCATCATCATTTGAATCAGTCACTGTTGAAATCAACAGTAATGAAACTGGTTCAATTTTAACTCCATAATTAGATAAATCAAAATCTGTTCTTGTTATTCCAATTTGGCATAAATCAACATTACCCCAAAATGGTGCAATATCTACGGTTTGGTTAAAAGAAACAATTTGTGGTAACCCATCTAAATCTGTATCTGATTTAAATTTAAAAAATCTATCGAATTTGTTTTCATCTTCACCTTGTCTAATAAAATCAAATGGTCTTAATGAGAAACAACCCATATCTGATAAATCAACATCAACATGTAGTTGTTGTTCACCTAACGGAACTCCCCAGATCATAAAATCACCAGAAGAATTGGTTTTAACGGTATATTTGTAATATTTTTCAAATACCTCAAGGTATTCTTCTCTACTTAATATGTCTGTTTGATCAAAAAATGTTCCTGTTGGGGTGTGACCACCGTGTTGCTTTCTGGCTGGTAATAGATTGTAACGATAACCATCTGTATTCTTGTCACTTGATAATTTGTATGGATAAAGGGCAGATATTACTGGATCTGGCACATCTTGATCTGATAACGGAACCAATATGGAAACTCTAGCGTTAGGTACACCTAATCCATTGTTTGCTGTAATTCTACCACAAACAACACCATAATCAGCACATAAAGAGGTATAAGCGTCTTGTTGTGTGAATTTTAAAGATAGGATCTCCAAAAGATCATAATCTTGCTTAAGTTCAACAACAACTTTTTTGTCCGTCTGTAATTGTGTATTAATTCTGTGCTTCTGAATCATATTAACTATAAATAGAAACTCATACGTTTTCCATTAAGAAAAAGATAAGTAAAATATCCGTTAATATGTAGTCGTTCCTAATGTTATAACCCTAATTTGTATATCTTTTTGGGGAAATCTAATTTGAAATATTTGATTTGATTTCATATATACTGTCATATTGCTTTGAGCAATTTCTTTAGTAATAGCATCTTTGTAGCTTTGAGTAACCTGAGATGATGAATATTCCCCACCAATCTTATTATAAACTCTAACATCAATAACATTAACAACACCAGGGACATTATTTACTTCTTTCATTAATTCACCAACAAATAATGGATCTCCCATTTTTCTTTTGTCAATTGAGAAATAAGATGTGGTAGCGCCAATAATTTCACGAAGAACTTCTGTTTGATTTTGGTTCTTATCCAATAGAATATCTATTTGTAGTCCTAGATCAATTACTTCACCACTAACAATATCAATATAATCATTAATCATTCTAAATTCAGAAAGATATGAAACAATATTTTGTTTTAAAGTGTTTGACACAACGTCAGTTAGATTACCATTCTCATCATATGACAACAACTTGATTCTAACCTTGTTATCCTCTTCCATAACATTAACTTTGGCCGGTGCACCATATGTAGATGGCATGGTTTCAATCATGGATTTATAGTCATTTAATGTTACTGCCCTGTTTTGAGCCGCAAAATTGTATGCGATCATCCCTCTTAATTCTTCTAATACCGGTTGATCAGATCCACCCACTGCTGGGGTTATATTTGTAACAACCAAAGATTGTAGAACTTGATCATTTACAGTCTGATTTGGGCCGTTTATACTAAAATCAATATTCTCTATGTTATTTATCACCCCAACCCCTAAATTACTCTCTTTACCACCTCCAATTCGATATTTGATGAATAGGGTTGTGTCTTGTTTTGGTATTGCACCTAATGACATATTATTCAAATATGTTGATAGGTTAACCTTTAGGTTATTTGTAATATAATTGTCTAAATTATCTAGTGGATCTACATTACCAGAACCAAATGTTAAGAAGAAAAACCCTTCTGGTGTATATTCTGTGATAAATTTGTTATTAACTCTAATATATTCACCAGCTTTAAAATTCTTTTTATCCGAAACCGCCGTTTTGCTAGGAACAAACACTTTGTCCTGAACTAAAGATTGTACTTCGTACCATTTATTTTGTTCTGTGATAAATTCACTACTTGTAGGGTTACCAGCAAATGAGGTTCCTTCTTTATGAATAATCGTTGTTACACCAAGAACATTCTTTTCTGGTAAATAAATTTTAACAAAAGGCTTTTGGTCTCTTTGACTTATAGCTTTTCTGAATATTTTTGTTACCCCATTTACAACTGGTTCTCTTTTGGTAATAGTATATGAAATTAACTTATTATTATTATCAAAGTTTGGTATTTTTAATCTATTTGTTTCACCCTTTTCATTGAATGGGTTTGAAAAATCAATATCAGAAATTGTTTCAAATATTTGACCACCTCCAGAAACTTGAGCTCCGGCTCTTAAAATACCTTCGTATCTATCATCATCTTTATCACCCTTTGCTGGTACATTTATGCTAAAATCACACAATGCAACTGAAGGTCTAGATCCTGGAATTCTGATTCCATAAGTTTTAGCTATATGAAATAACGACTGTTTTTGTTGTGCAAAATCAAGCATTGTTTCTTGCCAAACTCTATCAATATGAAAGTGTAGATTGTCTGCAATTGCTGCATTCAAATCCAACAATACTGAATATATTGATGCGTCATTAGTATTCTGAATTAAATCAGGATAATATTCTTTAGTAAAATTTACTAGGTCCTGTCTTAAGCCAGCGAAATCTCTATTGGTATATGCTATTTTTTTGCTCATATTAGATATTAATAATTACGAAGTCTGAACTAGAGAAAGCTCCGTTGTTTGTTGTATAATCAATCCTTATTTTAGCGGTATATGGTTTTGTAGATGAATCGCCAGTTCTAAATAATCTAATGTCCTCATCTTCACTAATACTAGACTCCTCTGTTGGATCTAATTCTGGGTTTGTTATTTTTATTGAGTTTATTTCTAAATTAGGGATATAGGTTTTAATACTTTCTCTAATCTCATCTTCAATACTATTATATGTCACCACATCGTTCATATCAAATATATAATCATATAGTCTTGTTCCAAAATCGGGTAAAAAATATCTACTACCCTTTCTGGTCAATAATAAATGAATCAAGTTAGCACGAATTTCTTCGTCTCTTGTTAGGGTCATTCTAGCATAGTCACCTAGTGTACTATCTCTAAACGGAAAGTCTAATCCATATCTTGTAGCCATACCAATAAATATAAACAATACTAAAATGAATATAAATAAAAAATCGCGACACTTTAATTAAAAAATGTCGCGAAAAATGTCGCTAAACCAAAAATATTGCTAGATTGGGGTACCTATCATCTTATGACCCGCATCCCTCACACTCAAACGGAGAATCCGTTGGTCTGTCATTAGTCATTACAGCTTCAGGTGTTTCTTCGCTTATTATAGATTTTTGCGTTGTTTGGTATGTTACCGACGGTAATTGAGTTTCTGCAGGTTTTGCTGCAGCTGTATCAATACCCAATCCTTTAATAGCGTCAACCGCCGATCTAGTTCTTAAATAATACATACCGGTTTTTAACCCAAGTTTCCAACCAAATAAATGTGCGGCTAATAATTTTGGTTTTGTTGCATTATCAATAAATAAGTTCAATGATTGAGATTGGTCAATAAACACGCTTCTATTAGCGGCCATTTGTAAAATTCTCTTTTGTGACATTTCCCAAACAGTCTTATATACCTCTTTTATTTGTACAGGGATTTCTGGTATGTTTTGAATTGATCCGTTTTCCATAATCAATTTTCTTTTTAGTTCCTCATTCCATAACCCTAAATTTAGTAGTTCCGTAACCAAATGCTTATTCACAACAATAAACTCACCACCTAATGTTCTTCTTGAATACATATTAGTTGTAAATGGTTCAAAAGCTTCGTTATTACCAAGAATTTGTGCAGTTGATGCTGTAGGCATAGGAGCAATTAATAAAGAATTTTTAACACCATTGTTAACAACCTCTTTTCTTAATTTTTTCCAATCCCATCTTCCGGATAAATCTTTATCTTTTAAACCCCACATTTCAAATTGAAATACACCCTTTTCAATTGGTGAACCTACAATAGACTCATATGGGCCATATTGTTTTGCTAAATCATTTGATGATGTCATTGCTGCAAAATAAATTGTCTCAAATATGTCTGTTTGTAAAACATCCGCGTCTTCGCTTTCAAATGGTAAACCTAACATACAAAATACATCAGCCAATCCTTGAACACCTAAACCAATTGGTCTATGTTTAAAGTTAGATCTTTTTGTTTCTTCTGTTGGGTAGAAATTTAAATTAATAACGTTATTTAAATTTTTTACTACTTGATATGTGTATTCATATAACATCTCGTGACTAAATTCACCATTAACAATATATTTTGGTAAAGCAATTGATGCTAAATTACAAACAGCTTGTTCTGTTGGTGAACTATATTCAATAATTTCTGTACATAAATTTGATGATTTAATTGTACCTAGATTTTTTTGATTTGATTTATAGTTAGCCGGATCTTTATATAACATATAAGGTGTGCCAGTTTCGATTTGTGCGGTCAAAATAGCATCCATTAATTTTCTGGCTTTAACTGTTTTTCTAGCTAACCCTTGTTGTTCATAAGATTCATATAATTTTGTAAACGCTTTATCTTCTGGGCTATCATATACATCAGATAAACCAGGTGCTTCGTCTGGAGAGAACAATGACCAATCACCGTCTAATTCAACACGTTGCATAAATAAGTCTGGTGTCCACATCGCTAAGAATAAATCTCTTGCTCGCATTTCTTCTTTACCATGATTTTTTCTTAAATCAATAAACTCAAATACATCAGCATGCCATGGTTCAAGATATATTGCAAATGAACCTTTACGTTTTCCTCCTTGGTTAATCCAACGAGCAACTTCGTTATAAGTTTTCATCATAGGTAATAAACCATCAGATTGTCCACCAGTTCCCTTAATATAAGAACCCTTAGCTCTAACATCATGTACATGTAATCCAATACCACCAGCCCATTTAGAAATCTTAGCAACATCTTTAATTGTATCAAACAATCCATCGATATCATCACCTTTGTTTCCAATTAAGAAACAAGATGACATTTGTGCTCTTTTTGTTCCAGCATTAAATAATGTTGGTGTGGCATGAGTATAAAAATGTTGTGATAAATCATCATAAATTCTAAGTGCCATTTGTACATCACCATCACAAATACCAACAGCAACTCTCATATATAGATACTGTGGTCTTTCAACAACCCTGTCTGCAATCTTTAATAGATATGATCTTTCTAATGTCTTGAAACCAAAGTATTCAAAATCAAAATCTCTATTAAAAACAATGGCCCCATCAATCACTTCTTTATTTTCCATAACAAACTTGTAAACATCGTCATCAATCAATGATGATTCCTTACCAGTTTTTGGTTCAACAAATGAATGCAATTCCTTAATTGCTTGAGAGAATTTCTTTGGTGTCGTTTTGTGTAAATTAGTAACCGCCAATCTTCCCGCCAATTTTGCATAATCTGGATGTGTTGTTGTCATAGATGCTGCAGTTTCTGCCGCTAACACATCTAATTCTTTTGTTGTAATTCCATCATATATCCCCTGTGTTACTTTTAATGTAATGAATGTTGGGTCAACATAATCCATATTTAAATCATCACAAAGAGCACTAATTCTTTTAGTGATTTTGTCATATCTCATTTCTTCTAACGTACCATCTCTCTTTAATACTTTCATTTTTCTATTCTATTATTTTTTTTTAAAAATCAACATCACCAAATGCAGAATTTAAATCTTCTGACTCATTTGTTTTATTTACCCCCGCCTTTTGATATTCAGCAACTCTCTTTTCAAAAAAGTTTGTTTTACCCTGTAATGCAATGTTTTGCATAAAATCAAATGGGTTATCTGAATTGTAAACTTTAGAACAACCTAAAGCGACTAACAATCTGTCGGTAACAAATTCTAAGTATTGACTCATCAATTCAGAATTCATACCAATTAAACGGACTGGTAACGCTTCTAATATAAATTCTTTTTCAATCTCTAATGCACCGCAAATAATCTCCTTAACTCTTTTTTCTGAAATCTTCTTTTCAATATGATTATTAAATAAATGACAAGCATAATCACAATGCATACCCTCGTCACGAGAAATTAATTCATTAGAGAATGTTAAACCTGGCATCAAACCACGTTTTTTTAACCAGAAGATTGAACAGAATGAACCAGAAAAGAATATACCTTCAACCGCAGCAAATGCCACTAGTCTATCAACAAATGATTCTGAATTAATCCATTTAATTGCCCAGTCAGCTTTTTTCTTAATTGCTGGTATAGTATCAATAGCATTAAATAATTTATGTTGTTCTTCTTTATCTTTAATATATGAGTCAATTAACAATGAATATGTTTCACTGTGAATATTTTCCATCATCATTTGAAATGAATAAAAAAACTTTGCCTCTGTATATTGAACCTCATTAACAAAATTCATTGCTAAATTTTCATTTACAATACCGTCTGATGCCGCAAAAAATGCCAAAACATGTTTTACAAAATGTTGTTCATCTGCATTTAGTTTGTTATCCCAATCATAGATATCTTGTCCAAGATCAATCTCTTCTGCTGTCCAAAAACAAGCCTCTTGTTGTTTAAATAATCTCCATAAATCATCATGCTGTATTGGGAAAAGGACAAAACGTCCCGGATTCTCCATTAAAATTTTTTCTGTCATTTTTTTATTTTTAGTTTTTATTTTTTTTCTAAGAATTCTTGGTAAACAGCACTAGATCTGTTTCTCTTTTGCTCTTCTTTTTCTTCTTTATAGCCAAGCAATGTATTTTGAAAATCTGTATCAATAGTTAAGAACTCATTGTTGAATTTACAGTTATTAAAAATCACACCATCTCTTCCTATTCTAGATTTTAAAAGTGTTATTGTAGCCAGGTTCTGTTCTTTTTGTTCTATTGTTTTACCAATAGATAAAACAACGTGACCAATTTGTGCTTTTTTAATTGATCCACCCATTTGATCTGTTGTTACAACCTCACTTTTAATAGATTCTCTATTACCTTGTGTTGCTGTCCAAATAGCCACATCAAATTCAGATGTCATAGATTCTAACTGTCTCATAATAGCTCCATCCCCTTTCCACTCTTCATTATAATTTGTTTTTTCTGGAGTGATACAATCAACATAATCCAAAGTTACTAAATCTATTCTAAATCCATCAGATTGTAGCTTTCTTAATTTAGATTTTATTTCAGAAATTGTAACAGAATCACTTGGTAGTTTTAATAACCTAAGTTCACCCTTGGATTCTTTCCTTCTTTCAGCAACGATTTGTTCAATCTTTTCTGCGTCTAATGGTTGATCTTTGGGAGATATACCGGTCCAAATTGTAAAGTGCTTTCTTTTAATATTATTAATATTATCTTCAAAAAATATCTGCACAACATTATATCCACTATTATATGCCTCGTTGGCAAATTTAGTTAATAGTGTTGTTTTACCAGTACCAGTTGGCGCCAATACAACTCCTAGTTCACCTCTACCTAATCCGCCATCTAATAATCCGTCAATACCATTAACTCCCGTTGGAATTGGTCTTCTGTTGTCCGCTTGTAGTGCCATCATGACATTATCAAACACATCTTCAATTTCATGATCCATAACGCCAACCTGAAGGGCATCTTGAATGATTTTTTCAATAGTGCTATACTGTTCAAAGTCACCCCTTTTAGTAATTTCCTCAATTTTCTTAATTGCCTTCTTTACTACTTGTTGTTTACAGAATTTTATAGCCCTATCCTTGGTACCAGGAATGCTTCCTAGCTCAATGACGTGGTTTTTAATATTTAATAACATGTCAAGATTTGACTTTCTGTTAGTATCGGAAATACTTTCGGCCTTTATTTGTTCCTCGATTGCATTATACTGTGGCACAGTCTTACCATAAGTCTCAAAATATTCTTTTATATTTTGAACGATAAATTTCATTCCACTATTATCAAAATAGTCAGGCTCTATGACCTCGATTATTGTTTCCGAAAACTTCCTGTCTTCAATGATCAGCTTAAGTAAAGATAACTGATAGTTAGCCCCTAAGTGACCAAAATTTATGTCATTCATATATATGTTATTTCAAATTATTAAAAAAAATTAAAGCTTGTACTGAAGATAAGTCGTCTCAGGATCGCTAAGTGACAAAACTTCAGTTAAATCTCCCAAAATCTTCCTCAGTTTTGGTCTGATATCTACCGCATATCTAACCTTTGGGTGATAGTGATGGGCAGGGAATATTCTTTCAATAAATACCTCGTCGCCTTGTTTAATTTGCAACAAAAAATACTGCTCATCCAGTTCTTTGGGGTCTTCCACAATGTCGCTATTCATAAAAAATGCTTGATTTTCACTCAAATAATCAGAACTTTTTATTTTTAAATCATCTGAAATTTCCGTACAAATAAATTTTACTTCTTCGTGTAAATTTATTGATCTTCTGGTTCTTGGGTTATAATCTCTGACATTGAAAAATCTTTGACAAATGATATTCCCGTCTAATGTTAGTAAAAACTCAAATTTGTTTGGGTCTTGTAAGTTACTATTCATAAATGTTACTTTTTAATATTAAATTTTATTATTTTTTTTTTATTTTTTTCTATCTGTGTTAACCTTAGAAATGGGTTTAGGAATTTTATCCAAGAATCATCCGCTTTAGGTAAGATGCTGAATAAACCATCTTCCATCATCATCTTCATGGTGTTCTTATATGACCTACCTTCTGAGTCCAAATTTTCCTTAATTAAAGATATGATTCCTATCTTGGCTTCGTCTGTTAATATTGGATCGTCTAGACAAACCATTTTATTATTTATCTCAAAGAATTCATCCCCAAAAACACCTAGCTTGGTAACACCAGTTAGAAAGTTTTGAATTAACTTATTCTCTTTGTCAGATTCAAATATTAAATTACCTTGATTTCTTACTTCTTGTAAGGTTAACTGCTTTGTTTTAATTTCAGGAAAGAGACTAATGAGTCTTTTTATTCCCAAATTTTTAATACCAAATATGTTGTCAGAGGGATCGCCACATAATATTTTTATGAGCTTTACGTTTTCGATTAGTACTTCTTCATGATCATAAGGCATCATGTCATTTTTAGAATACACTCTTCTATGAGATGGATTGTATAATATAACCTCGTCATTGATTAATTGTACAAGGTCTCTATCAGAGGAGTAAACTATTTTCTTTTCTGTTGGGGAAGTTTGAGTATAGAAAGCTATACAATCATCAGATTCACAGTATTCAAATTCTGCTTGCCTAACGTATAATTCTTCTAGGTATTTTTTAATTCTATTTCTTTGATATTGATATGAATTAATTTCCTCTTCCGTTCTGTTTCTTTGCTTTCTGTTTTCTTTGTATTGATGATAAATTTTCTTTCTAGATAGAGAGCCTTCTTTACCATCCCAAAATACACAAATTTTGTCTAACTGATATGTCTCGAAAGATCTTCTAAGGGTGTCAATAAAGTGGAATAAACCCCCAATATGTTGACCCTTATAAAATCTATTCTTCTGTCCGTAGAAACCTATGGTTAATAAATTATCTCCATCAACCAATAATGTGTTAGACATTTCGTCTGTTGTGTTAAATGTTAAACAATATAAAATTCACTATTCACCCCCAATCTCTTCATCTTCAGATTCCGAGAATACAATTTCACCTTCACCAAATCCACTAAGAACTTTATTCCAATAATCAGAATAATCTTTTTTATAGATTTCTAACGCTTCTTTAGTATCATGAATGTATCCTTGTGGTACAGCAATAATCTTACCATCTCTATATGCTAAACCGTTTACGTGGTTCTTAAGAATTGAGATTTTAGTTCTGATTGCATATGTAACTTTTCTACCACCTTTAACCGCATCAATATGATTGATACCAGCTTTCTTTTGATTACCAAATAAGAAAACAATTGAAGATGCTAACCATAACGCTTCGCCACCTTTTGCTTTAATCTCTGGTTGACCAAATGGATTATCTGGAAGTTCTACCCACGGTTGATTAACAACAATCATTGTTACATATAATGGATTTTCTTTTGTTGGATAATCCTCTTTTTTTGATTTAGAAATTCTAGAATGAATTCCCATACCGATTTTATCAGCTAAAGCAGAAGCATTATGTTGCTTACCACCCTTACCTTCAAATGTCATTTTACATGGTACAGATCCAACAGAGTCCCAACAAATTAATATTGATTTGTTAAGTTTACCACTAGCTTGAGCATCAATCAATTTGTTAATAAATTCAGTAATTTCTTCAATGTAATCAAACCCATCATTAAAGATAAAATTACCGTGCCATTCACCATCTTCATCTTGTTCAGCTTGAAGACCTAATTGAACCGCATGTTCCCAATTCCACTTCTTCTCAGTAATAATAAAGACGGGTAGGTGCCCCTTTTTTTGAGCATCGGCCGCAGCTAAAATCATTGCTGTTGTTTTAGAAGAGTTAGAGTGACCTAAGAACATATTAATACCACCCATAACCGGACCTGGCATACCACAAGCATCCAAGAATGGTTGACCGCAATAATAGTGGTTAGTTTCTTTATACTTTGTTTTAGTCGAAAATTCTTTTAGAATATCTTCGTCGCTAAATTGTTTTTTCTTAATAGCCATTTTATATTTTTTTTAAAATGGGGCTTCTGACGTTATCTCCACCCCTTTAATTAATTTAGAACGGTAAGTTCTCATCAGTTTCCTCTTCTTCTTGAGGATCTTCAATAGGCGCTGATGGCGCACTAAAAACCACTTCACCTTGAGAATTAGATGCCCACTTTTTGTTTTCAGTATCCCAAGTTGGAGTTTCACCTTTAGCTACCATTTCTAGATACTCTTCTGGTTTTTTAGAATAAACATCATTCCATGTTGTTTCCTCATTAACCCATGCGCTAGCTTGAGCAGCATCTTCATGAAGTGGAGATGGATCTTCTGGCATAACCGAATTAATTGATGTATATTCTTTACCATTACCAGATTTAGTTAATGCTAAGAATAATGTGATATCTCTACCTGTTTGAACATCAGTAATGTCCCCTTTCTTTTGGAAAACTGGGAATATTTTATCCATGATACCATCTCCTTTGGCATTATGTTTAAATCTCCAGAATTTTGGCCCGTCTTGCTCATTGTCTCTATCGATAACCTTAACGATATAGAACTTACGTGAACGATATTGACGAGCTAATTCAGCATCTGATTGAACCTTAGTTGCATATAATGCATCCTTAACCTCATTTAAAGGTGAACGTTTACCCTCTTGAGCTGGATCGTATAATTTAGTCCAGTTACCATCAATTTGGATTTCGTGGAAATAACCTTCTTTAAATGGTGTTTCGCCATCTACTGTTGGTAAAATTCTGATACGTTTTTCACCAGATTTAACTCCCTTAGGAAGAACTGTTGTAAAATACCTTTTCAATCTGTCTTCACTCGACATTTTGTTTGCGTTGCTACTTGTAGCGTTTTTGTTTTTTTCGTACTGTGCAAGTACTGAATCTACTGTTGCCATAATAGTTTTTTTAATTGTTAAAAATCTTATATCAAAATATACATAAAAAAAACCGGATTAAAAAATCCGGTCTCAATTATTTTTAAAATATTTTTCTATTACTATTCTAAGGTCAAAAGATATGCCAATTTATTAACTTCAGCAAGCATTTCGTCTTTTATATTTAATAAGTCAGTATCGCTTTCTGGGGACAAATCCTTACCTAAATCAATTAAAAATTGTTTTATTTTTTGAATAAACTTAACGATTTCAATATCTTGTAGGTTAAATATTTCAATATTTCTGGTTGACTCGTCTAAAACAAATCTACCAAATTTACCCATTGAAACCTCAACATATCTATCTATTAGGTCATCTAAGCTATCATAAATGTTACCAAATGCTTGATGTCTAGCATAACCCTTTGTTTGCCAATGCATTATCTTAAATTGACATTGCAAACCTAGGAATAAGTTTACATTAGAACTGAGATTGTTGTTCTTCATCTTCAAAAGGGTTAAATGATTGTGTTAAGTCTTCTTTAGAATAGTTTTGAATGTCGCTTTTAGTTAAAATATATTCGTTTTTTCCACTAGCTCTCATTTCTTGTTGCTTATGCGCGAAGAACTCTTGAGGTTTTTCGTTAAATGGATATGAATCCAAAGAACGCATTTCTAATTTTTCTTGAGGAGTTTGAGGTTTCATTCCGTCTACCTTGGTACCCAATTGGTCAATTTTTGCTATAACAGCATCCATATTACCCAATTTCATTTCAAGATCATCTAGTTTACTGAATACAGCGTCCATTTGTTGCAAAACATTGCCGTGTTCACCTTTTGATGTTTCTAACTCATTTTTAATGTTTTTAGTCATGTTAACTAAATCTGTAACATCAACTTCTTCCGTACTGCTAGTTTCCGGTGAATCTGGTAACGCTTCCGCTCCTGGTTCTAATGGTGCAGCTGGGGGCATTGGAAGTGCATCCATACCTGGTTCTACTGGTGCAGCATCTTCAGGTGCTGGAGCTGCTGGTAATTCTTGCTCATTAATCACATAAAGTGATTTTGCGTTTTTGTTAATAGATTTGTATCTATTTATTTCTTCCAAAAGTTTTTGTTCTAACATAGTATTAGTCTTGTAATAGTTGTCTACCGTCTTCGGTAATGTATTTTTTATTTATTCTTTCAACGATACCATCCTTTGATCTAATAACATAGCATTCGCCAGTTTGTAAATCACACTCTTCTCTCTCCATTGAGTCATTTGATACTTGTCTTGAAACCTTTGGGTTTAAGAACTGATCTACCGATTTATTTATTTTTTCCATAATGTTAAAATATATACCAATAAATACTTCAATATTTACTATTTTCTTTTAATTAACCTAAAATACACCACATCCCCTTCCTTTAGTTTTAATTTTTTCATCAGTTTAGCACACATTGACATACCATACTGGCCAGCTTTAGTATCACTTATTGCTGGACCGTTATGTACTGGGCCATTAAATCTATTGGTAGATGGATTCATATCGGTAATTAAGGTGTATGATAAACCCAAAGCTGGGTTCTGAAATTCCGTATCATATTTAAAAATCTCTTCTTTATTATTGTTGATTTGTAGTCTTACTGAATAATAATCAAAAAGGGTGTCTTTAATATCATTATATGTTTTGAGAACATTTGGATAAGCATTCCATCCACTAATTAATTGTAATTCACCTGTTGGGTCATAGTTTGAACCACCAAATAAAGCGACTCTTGTTCTAAGCCAAAGTTCACCCTTTTTAGGTTCAATGTATTGAATATACTTTTCATTTGCTCCACCGACTTTGGCACCATTATATGGTATAATATCATATAATAACCCAGATTGGTTTATAATAATTTTATTTAAATCTTCGCCACCAACTGGGAAGCCTGGATCAATACTAATGGCTTGATTATCCTTAGTTGTGATTGTTTTTTCTGTTGTTGGATTTTGAATACTTTGTTGTTTCTTCTTAACCGCAGATGATAGTAGTCTACTAAATAATGGTCTATAACTAGACATAAACGTACTATCAAGAGATGGTAATGTGCTGTTTGAAATTCTAACACCAGTAAATGATGTTTCAAATTGCCCAGCTTTTATTGAGTGACTTACATCAAATATTAAATAGGTACCGTTAAACATTGGAACATTTGCTAAATAGAAATACATTGTTGGTTGCAACATTACATTACCCATACATGTAACACTACATTGATATGATGCGGTTTTATAAATGTCAAACAATCCAATGTCCACAGAATGTGATCCGCCACCACCTTGTGATCTAGCTAATCTTTCTTGAGCAAGGGCACTTTCTGTTGTGTTTTTATATGTGCTTTGATCTAATGATATGCTTTTAAAAACACCCTGAGCTTGATCACCAAAATTAACTTCAAAAGATACAACCCTATTTGAATTGGCGGTATCGGTTTCCATGAATATTCTTGGTTCAACAATTAATGGGTTATTATTTGTATCCTTAATATCAAAACTATCGCTCTTAAATTTATAGTCCTTATTAACTCTAGACATATCCAAGTATTGGGATGTCTTATTAATATACTGTAATATGATTTTAGGTGATGAGTCCTGATAGTCAACATCTAAAAATGTTCCGAATAAATTTCTAGCTAAATTTTTAGATGGTATAATTCTTTTTTTATTACTAGTGTTGGTACCATAAAAATTAATGTAAGCCGGTAATGGTCTCATATCAAAATTCGTACCCTGTATTAAAGTTGATATTGCACCGTATAAATCTATTTTTGCATTTTTCTCACTACCTAGCGAAATAATTCTTTCTAAACTTACATATGCTTTATCACCAATATCTCTATTAGCCCTATCTAAGAATAAAAACTCGTCCATTAAGTGTCTTTGTCCAATCGCATTACCCGCAATCCACTTATCGTTAAATGATTTAAAATATTGATATAAATCTAATTTTGTTGTTTTAGCTTCGTTATATCCATGATATAATGTTATTTTTTCTTTATTTTTTTCCTTACCTAAATCTTTAAACTTTTTTATAAGGTTTTGTAAAAAAAACGAAATTCTAGAATCTTGTGGATCAAATATTTCAGTTTTTATATACGTTTTAAATAATGCGTTGGTAGGTATAAAAGTATTATTGGTTGCTTTATTATCTTTAACCCAACCAGCATATATTCTAGCAATCTCTCTATGTGAGTAGATATTCTCTTCAGTTATTTCAATATTATTAACTCTAAAAAAGTCGGCATATATGTTATTGTATCTGTTTGCCGTTACACCGGTATATGTTGAAAATTCAATAGGTTGCCCAATGTATAAATCAATAAATTTATTTGTTCCTGTTACACCTGTTGTTAATTGTGCCGCGTTATATGGGTTTGGTAAATATGATTTAGATTTACCGATAAATCCGTTTATAATATAATCATCAATTTGTTTTGGGTTACCAATAACTAATTTTTTTAGATTTTTATTATCTAACATGTTTTTAGTTAAAGCCTCCAATTTAGTATTTTGAGCTTTAATTATTTTTTCTCTATTCCCATCTACTGTGAAATCAATACCTGTTTTGTCAATGCTGCATATTTCTTTCAATATTTCTTGAAAAGAGGTATAGTCATGTGAACTCTTCCTTGGTGCATCAATATCTAAATCTAATGATGAAAATTCTATGAACATAGCTTCAAACTCATCTAACATCTTAGGACTAAACGTAGCAATAAGATCCATAACTTTTTTCTTATCTCCGGTTAATGAAAATTCGTTATTGGTTGTTTTAATAATTTGATTGTAAGCTGGAAAGCTTAAAACGTTATAAAATGGATGTTTAGTTAGATCACTATCATCTAATATTATTCTAAATGAATCTTGTAATAAATTTGAGAAATCATCAACAATATTGTCAATTTTAGATGCACCATTAGACGGTAAAATTGTATATCTAACATCTGTCGTCTCAAATTTAGAATTATCAACTAACGATGTTAATGTGAACCCACTTTTTGTGGTTGGTTTTTCTAAAATATATTTTGTGATTCCACTTGTAATCGCATTATTGTATAAAGCGCTAGCATTAACAGCGGTTGCACTTGTTTTTGTAAACCCAGATGGATTATAAAAACTATAGCCATTAACCACTTGATGAAATATACCATGATAGTATGGATAAACACCAACATATGAATTGGATGAATATGTTACAGCACTCATTGATGGTGTTAACCCACTAAGATTGAAAGATACGTTTGTTCCATTATCAAAAAATGTAGAACCATTTATGGAAACAGTAACGCCACTTAAAATATCAACGTTTTCTTTGAGATACTTTTTGTATCTATGATAAATTGATCCCCATTTTAACATTAAATAATATGGAACGTAGTGAGCGGCCGCAACTTCTTTAAATAAAGATGACATTAATATTTTACTTTCATTAAATTCAATAATATCATCTAAATCTTTATATGGTAATGAATTTAATAAGAGATAAGCTGAACCAACATATCTTTCTGAAACACCACCTTTGAAAAAGTCGTTATAAAGTTGTTTATGAAAATATGGTGTGTTAAGTAAATTTCTTGTTTGTCCACTAAGTGTTATTTTTTGATTAAAAATATTTTCAGTGTATGCGCTTAGAACCCAAGATTTTGAATTAATTGGTGAACTGATAAAATTATCATCCTGATTTACCTTAAAAATGTTATAATATTTATAATCGTTTTCTGCTAAGACTTTATTGCCAATATATGATTGATATAGATCAGAATTAAATGGAAATTCTTTTAATCGGTATGGGTCAATAACATAGTTGTCGATATAAGTCTGCAATCTTGGTAATTCTTTATCTGTAACATCCGTTGTTTTAACATCATTATATTCAATAATATTAAAATCCCTATCTACAAGTTCTTTTATGTAATCAACTGTTGGTAACCTATCTTGAAAATATGGATACCTTTCGTTTTTTGAATATTTGGACATGTAGTCAATTAGTGTCTGTTGACTTGTAATTAGTTGATTTAAAACCTCCCTAATATCAATATCACCATCTATCGCGCTACTTAGAGTTTCAAATTCATTTGCACAAATTTCATTTAATCCATTTTCTGCTGAAAAATTATTATATGATGTTATATATTGTGCTCTTTCAGAAATTTCATATAAAATTGAAGCTATTGATTTGTCTGTATATGGGTATTTATCTTCTGTTTTAAATAATGTGCTTACATTTTTAACTTCTCTTAACTCATCTTTACCATCAAAAACAAACATAAGGTCAGATGGAGAAATTTCTTTACCGCTTTCAGCATCTACTCTTTTTGTTGCAACACTATTATATGTTTCTACAAATTCAACCTCAGGCCATAGTGAAAAGTTTTTACCTTTTGTTGATTCAACAACTTGACTATCTGCTGGATAATAAAAAGCATATTGCTCTTTGTTACCCTTCTTTTTAACTTCAGGCCAAGGATATATTACTTCATCTTTATTATCACTAATCCCCACAATTTCTTTTTTTCTAAAATCAGATCTTTGTATCGCTTTTCTATGAACATCTTTCATTAAACGAACATATGTGTCAGCATTTGCTAAGATAACAGCAAATATATTTCTAATGGTTGGTTCAAATCCAAACCCACCTTTTTTATTATCTTTAATAACTTCATTAATTGCTTTTTCAACATCAGTTTCAACTGAATCTCTACTAGTAATAAATTCGTTTTGAATTTTTTTAATTCTTTCAATTAGTTTTTCATTTGCAACGCCGTACTTACCATTATTGAAAACAAAAAAATCACTAATATTTCTTATTGAATCTAATGATATTGTTTTAGTTTTAATTTTCTGTTTGTTTTCTATTTTTTTACCAAAAGCAGAATTATTTTCTAAATCAATAATATATTTGTCTATTCTACTTTTAAGTGATAAGTTGTTGGTTGTACCACTTATTATATCGCCACTAATAGGCCCATTTGATGTTTGTGTTCTATCATTTGTGGCTTTATTCAAAGCATAATAAATTACGTCACCATCTTCTTTCACCTTATCGGTAGAATTTAAAAACCTATTGCTCCATGAAATAACCGTTTTCTCTAAATTACCTAGAATCTTATCAAATTCTGAAACATCACTTAAAACATTAGGACTAACAGTTTCACTAAAAAGAGCGTTTTCAATAATGGTTTCTAATCCAGTTGCGGTCATTAAAATTTCTCTAAGTGTTTTTACCGGAAAGTCCTTAGGAATATACCCCTTAGCTTTATAATCAGAATAAACCGATTTTAAAATTGAAAACCCCTTTGTTGTTTTTGATATTTTCTTTTCAATGAACCCTGTCTTTGGATTAGTTTTATATGGTTCAGCAGATTCTACCATATACATGTATGGTGCATTAACAATGTTTTGAAGTAAAATATCATTTAAAAACGCGTATGTTGACCCAACAAATTTTGTTGCTATTTCAAAGTTACCAGTGTTACCATTAAATTTGGTTTTAAAATCTACAAGTTGGATTCTATATCTAATTGCTTTACCATAATAACCCTTAACGGTTAGATAAAATATTGGCCATGGTTGGTGAAAAAAAGCTTTATATGGTGAGTTTTCAGGTGAATCAAATAATGTCTTACCTCTAACATCAATAAAGTTAATTGATACTTGTGGTATACTATTTGCACCTTTAACAACTATATTAATACTTTCAATACCGAATGTTTGTGCTGTTGGATCATAAGTGTTTGCTCTATTTAGATTGGTTCCAAATATTTCATTTATCATACCGTTAAATGCATCTTGTTGTGATGATATGGGTACAAATGTCTCAGTCCAATTGGTATCAAAGTTATTTTCAAACTCATTCTTATCTCCTTGATTTCGCATCATGTTAAATCTACCTGATGCTAATGTTGTTAATGTACTTTTTTCTGAATCGGAGTAAAAAACACTTCTGGGTACCAAATCAGCTTCTAGATTAACATACATCACTAGATTCTCATGGTCAACCAATCTACTTTGTAGTTGACCATCTTGATCTATAACAGTATTAGGATCGATATGTACAATGTTTTGCTGATCGACTACTACTAGTATGTTTTCATTTTGATTTAATTTGTTATTCCCCATAATATAGTTTATACAATTCTACGTTCTTTTTGTATTCTTGTAAAGAATTAATAAGTGGAAATGGTATTCTAATAATTGAATTATCAGGTATTTCAAACTCAATTGAGCCTACTTTAGGGTTGGATAGTAGAATTAACCAACCAAAAAGTGGGGTGCTATAATACTCTTGAGACATCTTATCCAACCTATCTTTACCCTTTATGTACTTTACGTACTTGTCAGTTGATTTAGCTGGTATTTCAATTCCTGGTACAATTTTAAATTCACCATCCTCTAGGAAATACTCATATCTGTTAAAATATTGATTCATTATTTAATAACTTTAGAAAAGTTTAACTTTGATTCTGTTGAATTATCTTTTAAACCATGTACGTTGTTCAGTTTTTCTTGTTGTGGGCCTGTTATTGATCCAGTAATTGTAACTGCATATGGTTTAAATTCCTTTTTATTCTGTACCTTTTTATATTTAAATTTCTTCTCGTCAATGTCTAATGCTTTTTTAATAAATTTATTTAATCTTCTTTCTATTTTGTTAATAGCATTTTTATCAAATAATTTATTATCTGGTGAATTCTCGTATTCTTTTAAAATTTTATCAACGTTATTTTTAATTATAAACGCCAATAGTTGTTTGTAAAGATCGTCAGTAAATGATGGGTCAGCAAAATCAATTGATGTATTTAACTCAGCAGTAAACATTGAATGTTTATCTTTTACAAGGTTTATTACTTCATCATATTGTTCATATAATTTTTGAACGTTAAAATCCGTTAAGCTAACAACCGTTGTTGTTTCTTTATCTATTCTAGCGTCTTTACCATTAGTTTCCATTATAAAATTAAATCCATCAATAAACTCAATAAATTTATTTCTATTGGTCTCAAGTTCTTTTATCATTTGTTCGTCCTTGATACTGTTTAAAAAATCGGTTACTGTGTTTTTAATATAAGGATCAATAATCGCTCTAGATCTCTCGTATTTTGTTGAACCCAAATCCATATCAAAGTCTAATACAATATTATGATCAGATGCTGAAACTTTTTCTAAAAGTTTTGTTTCTAATCTACCATATAAGTTTGTAAAATCTCTTGTCTTCTTATAGTTACCTAATAATGTTATCTGAGTAGTTGTACTAATAGTATTCTGAACATCTAATTGATTTGTTGTTCTATATGTTGGTGAGATAAATAAAGGCAATATTTCATTACCATAAGTTTTTAATAGTTTATTATATGTGTCTTTAAATTTATCAAAATACTCATTTGCTGCAGCTAATAAATCATCTCTATTTTGCTGGTAACTCATTTGTGTTGTTGTTAAGGTACCAATATATTTTCCCTCTTTCTTAGGGTTTTGTGATGTATCAATACCAGCTATATCTGGCGTTTTAACTTTACCTATTAATTTTTCTAGGAAATCAATATTAAAGTTTTTTAAATCATCTTTATTTACGGTTGAATCCGCTCTATAATCATAGATTTCTGTATTTGCATAGAAGTTAGAACTTAATGCGTTTTGTAATTTTGCAACTGGTTCTTTAATACCTTGACCACCGATAAAATTTATTTGTAATGTGACATCAGCAATCATTGGTTGCACACCAATACCTTCAGGGTTTAAATCCCAAGTTGAATTTTCAAATGTTATATTAAGATTTGTAATTACTATTTTTGAATGATAAAAATCACCTATTCTTAAAACACAAACAGGCGGAGGCCCAAATGTTGTATTTCTAGCATCAACACTATTTGAATCACTATCAACACTTAATCCTTTAATTGGTATTGTATCACCAGGTCTTATACATTGCTGTAAGAATGTTAATCTAGCATTTAATCCTTCTGGTGTCATTGAGTGAAACGCAGGGTGAAAATATCTAAATTTCTGTTTAAGTGAATTGAAAACAACGGGATCTGTTTCTTCTAGTTTTTTAAAATAAAAACACTCAGACAATGTCTTCATTATTAATTTTTTAACAACATCCAATGGTGGTTTTCTATTTGTTTTAATTTCAGTTTTTTTAATCTCAGTTTTTCCTGAACCATATTCTGTTTTACCTGGAATAACGGTACCAGGTTTAGCTGGTATTTGTGTTTCTTTGGGATAAGCATTTATTTTAACTTCAACTGATCTACAATAAAATGTTACTGGCGCGTATTTTTTTAATCCACCAGTATTCTTTATTTCTTGTTTATGACAATCATATCCTTCTGGACCCGATCTAGTTGCATTTTCTCCCTTATTTGTAAAATTAATAATGATATCACCATTTACATCATCACCATAACCTAAATCTTTTAGATTTAATGTTTTACTTTCTTTAACTTCTGCTGGATTTGAGTTTAATTCACTTATAGTTTTTTTCCAATATTTGGAAAGGGTTGATGGTATATCATTATTTTTTGATAATGTTTTTAAAATATGTTTAACAATACTATCAGATCTTCTATATGATAATTTAATATTGTATTTATCATCCGCAACAAACGATGTAGATGATTCTAAATCAATTTCAATACTTTTTAAACTGTTTTTTACTAGTTCGGCTTTTATTGCATTTAAGGTTGCTGTTAAAGAAGTATAATTACCCTCTAGTACTTGAAAAGCTGATGTTATTTGACCTTGAGTTCTTGTAATTAACGCTGATGTTGTTTCTGTTGGTGTTTCACTACCATATATTGTTTTTACATCCGATTTATTATCTGGTGTATTAACCGTTAGTATTTTAGTTAATTCACTATTGAGTTTTGTATTGAATAATGTTTTTGATTCTGCTTTTGTGTAACCAGAATAAACATTACCATAATCTTCATTAGCATATATGTCATCTTGTGGAAACGGAATATCATTTGGAAAATATAAAAATCCAGTATATTTTGTTGCTGTGCCAAGCACACTACTTGCCTCAGACCCACCTGTTGTTGTTTCAGGTGTTACCGTTGATTCGCCCGCAATATTTATAAATTCAAGTGAATCTGATATATCGACAGTTTTACCATCCCTATAATATTCAAGATATGCTTGTATTAACTCTAGATCAGATCTATCTAGTGTTGTATATTTTCTAACTAATGTATAAAAATCAATATCTTGGCAGCCAGCAAAAACTGAATTTAAATACTCTTCTGCTTGTTCGTCACTTATTTCTTTTATTAATAAATTTAAAATACTTGGGTGATCAACAATAACTTTAAATGAAACGGTACCACTTCTTTCTGTGTTTTGATATGTATAAATTGGTTCTGGTCTTCCTAAGAAATTATTCTTATCCCAACTAGCGCTATTTGTTTCATTTACTTTTAAGTCATATGGTGGGAACCACATAACACGCCCACCATTTGGTCCTCTTTCACAATATGGTAGATCATTATATGTGTAACCAAATTTGTTTGATGTTTTCCATGATAAATTTTCAAGAGAAAACATATATTTTTTTACTTTACCAGCAACAGCATCAATATTGGTTGAACTTTTATCAAATGAACCGTTACCATTTGACATTGGTGCAATATTCAAGTTCCACGGCGTTGATAAAACACTATCTTCAACTTTTCTAATCAATCCGGTTCTTTTCATAGTATCAGAATAGTTCATGTATGATCTGTCTTTTGTCCATACTCTACAATATTCTGTACCGTCTTGTTTACCCGTTGCTTTATCAATATATTTAATTGCAGAACCTCTAGATAATAATGTATCACCCTCTCTGAATATTCTACTTGTTTGATCAATAACATTAGCAACATGTGATCTTGATAGACCACCATCTTTAGGTAAGGAATTTAATAACTCTTGTGTTTTACCTAAAATAGAATCATCTCTAAATGTATGTTTTGTTGATAAGGTTTCTTCAAATACAGAACTCTCGCTTTGATATTCTAAATTGTGAACACCTAATTTATTTTTACTATTTGGACTGTACCATGTTAATTTACCAGGTATTGGCCCTCTCTCTGAAATATTCCTTTCACTATGAAACAATTTTGTTGCTGTCTCATCAAACATTAATGATAGATAATATGGGCTTCTTGTTTTATTATCGTTAAAATCAGCGATTACATTTTTTACATCATCACCTCTATCATCACCAATATATGCTTTACCTGCTGGAGCTTCTCTTCCTATTACTCTGTTAATTCCACCAGCAATCCTGTCAACAAAATTAAATATTTTACTAGAATTTTGTGATCTAGCTGCTGTTGTATAATTTGGCGCGTATGTTGAAAAGGATAAATTATCATATAACACACCCTTTTGACCATCACTCAAATATTCAAGCATTAAGTCTGATGGTTTTCTACTAGCTTTTGGTCTTCTTTGAATTCCTAATAAAGAACCTAGAACCCCAGTTGCATCTTGAAATATTTTACCAAATTCAGTTTTAGGAACTGGTCTATTAATTACGGGATTAGCTGGGTTAGTTAAATAATCACCAGGAATTTCTGAAAATGGAAACTCTACACCTGCAACTGTTTGAATAAAATCAATAAGTTTTCCGGGTAGTGTTTTAGCTACTGTTATTTTATAATTTCTTTCAATTAACTTTTCTTTACCTGTAACTAAATTAATAGCTGTAGATAAATTACCATTTAAAGCATCAAGTGCTCTAACTCTACCAAGTGTTGATGTTTGTAAATTTTGTCTAATTCTTGCTTGAACTGGTCCATCTGGACTTTCAGATATATGATAGTTAGCAAACTTTGCTAATTTAGATTCAAACTCATAGTTTTTAGAATCTAATGCACCTATTAACCCTCTACCTAAAATACCGCTATTAATTGGAAAATATGGATATACACCAATATTGTCTATTGATGTGATATTTCTTACATCCTCAACAACAACATAATCACCATTTTCTGGTGCAAATCTATTACTTGTTCCAGTAGATATTATTTGTGCATCTCTAGATGTTTGTTGGTTTAATATTACATCACCCTGATCTTTGTTTGGAAAGCTGTTTGTTTTTTGAATAGGATAGTTACTACTACTAAAAGTCTGAGGACCATTAGGAGCATTTAAGGTCTTTGATAATAACTCATCTCTAAACCTTTTTGTTGCATCAAAATCTAAGTAACTTGGCATCTATTCTTTTATCTAATAAATAGACAATTTATTATTTTACTATGTGTATGTTTTGGTGCTCTTAACAATATTTGAGACAAAATCGGCTTTAAGTTGAGGGTTTTTATTAATTTCATCTACCACTATACCAGCTAATAGAGCGCTACTACTATTAATATCAACTTTAATGTTTAAATCGATATCATTCATACTAGTGGCTCCAACCATTCCTTTAGCTTTTTCAAACCCTTTTTCAAGAAGTTCCTGTGCTTTTTTAATAAGCTCTTCAGTTTTATCCTGTATATTTAAATCATCTGCCACCTTACTAAGTTTATCTTCAAGATACTTAATTGTATCTTTAATCATTGGTGGCATATTATCCATAGCTTTATCATACAACTTAGAACCACCTTCACCAGCCTCATCATAAACTTGTTTAAAGGTTTGTGCACTATTTTTAGTTGTTGGGTCTAATTTTTGTGAAAAATCAACAGCTTTTTTCATTAAATCAGATGCGGCATCACCAGCTTTACTTTGTCTGCTGTCTTCCATTAACCTTAAATAAATTGCAGTAGCAACGTTTAATACTTTTGTTGTTTCATTAAATTGGTCTCTAGCTATATCTATTGGTTTTTCATTATCTGCTGTTGTTTGTAATTTTTGTAATTCAATAATTTGTTTATCTGATAAATCACTTAAACCTACGAAGCCGTCTTTTACATTGGTTAGCCCCATCTTTTCTACCATATTTTTAGGTATATCAAAACCAACATTACCGTCTTTCATTGTTGCTAAATTAGAAACAAATTCTTTTTGCTCATCACTTAAAGAAGGGAACATATCTAATTGACTCATTGCTTCCATCTTTGAAGCCCCTTTAACAGCCATATTAGTTAATTCACCCATTGATATACCAAGAGCATCAGACATGGCTTTAGCACGTCTTAAATTCACTCCAGTAACTTCAAATCTACCTTGTTCTACATTATATGTTGCTAAACTTCTGGCTGCGCCAATAATACTTGTTTGTAATGACTCAACATTGTTTGTTGCATCATACATTAATTTAATTGGGTCATTTAAATCACCAAATGCGCCACCTACAACTTGTAAGTTAGCCGCAAGATTAATAGCACTTTCTGGATCATATAGTTTATCAGCAACTTTTAATATATCACCCATATTGATTTTAAGTGCTTGAGCCTCTTGAACCATTTTACCCAAACCCTTAATACCGTTTTGAAAACCATATTGATTTAGGGCACCTAAATTTTTAATTAATGTATCAGAGGTTGCTTTAGCACTTAACCCTAATGCTATAGAATCCTCACCTATTGATGTAATTGATTTAGCAGCGCCATCTAATCCTATACCAACGTTTCTAAATTCTTCAGCATTTTCTAAAATTGTTCTAGAATTTTTGGTAAAAGCTAAAGATGCCACCATTCCGTTTGCTATAGTCTTATCACTATATGCACCCATTCTTTCGGAATTTTCCATCAATGATTTTACAGCATCTATTGTATCGTTTGTTGAAACGCCATATTTTTGAGCTTCAATCATTGCGAATCTAGTTGAAGACATCATCGATTCGGCAATATCTCCTACATATCCACCCGCACCTCTGGTTGCCTCTAATAGCTCTATATTTAATTTAGCTATATCACTTAAAAGTGCCGCAGTTACATCTACACCAGCATCAAATATTCCTGTAAGTATTGTAATTGGGTTAAATGACGCGCTAGCCTTTATAGCACTTAATATTGAAGCACCAGTTTTTGTATTAATCCTTGCAAGTTTTTCTGCTTGCTGATCTATGAAACCGGCACCTAACGCTGATGCAATTGAATTTCCAGTACTTGTAGATGAACTTCTTGATGACGCTTTAGATGCTGCGGATGCCATATCAGCAACATGTTTCTTTGATACTTTCTCAGCATCATCATCATCCATACCGAAGCTTTTTAAGTAATCATAAAATTCTTTTTTAATATCTCCCATAATACTATAAATAGTTTTATTCGTTTTTTTCTAATAAAACGTTAATAATATTATTTCTTTCGTGTATTGGTAGTATCAAAAGGTCTTGATAGGTAAATCCTTTAGATAATAGAAATAAAATTGCTTGTATTTGATTTTTCTTATATTCCATAGAAAGGACGAAAAAACTCCACCCCAAAGTCAACCAAAACTGGGACTTTTTCTCCTGACGGGGCGATTACATCAACTATTAGGTCTAAACCTGGTTTATTTTCTGATACAAACTTTTTAAAATCTTGGGAATCTTTGATTGGTAAATTTTGAATAAATTGATATATTACCATTTGATCTCTTTGACCATCAATAGATTTGATCATCATCTCAAGTTTTTTAGTATTAATTGGTGAAACTATTGTTCCACTTGATTCTTTAATATTCTGTAATTCTTTTTCTTGTGTGTTTGTTAAAAAATTAAATGTTACATTTTTCTTAGATATTGGTAACATAAATGAATATTCACCATTTGAATCAGCAATTAATTTAAATTCTTTAACTTTTAAAACAGATAGGTCCAATATTGAATCAAATGATTTCTTTGTTGATGGATCAGTTAATTTTAATGTATATTCTGTACCAAAAGCGGTATTTCTTAAAAATATTAAAATAGCTTGTTTATCTTCCTCAACAATATCATCAAAACTAATATCTTTATCTAATATTTTTCTTTTTATTAATTCTTCAACAACGGTTTCAGATTGTATTAGATTGGGTGACATAAGTACATTTTCATCAGACGCTGTTAGGTAAGCTACCCTTAATGTCTTCTTTCCATTGGAATAGTGTACACCTTGAGATGGTAAGGATACCACATCATATGCAACCATTGGGTTAATATTTTCCATAATAAATTAAATTAGTTTATATTAATATAAGTATAATTTATTGAAAAATCAATTGGTAATGAAAAAGGTTCCACATGGAACGAAAAATCCACCAACCTAAATAGGATGATGGATTTAAATAAATCTATTTTAAAAGTAATATTAGTATACTTGGATACATCTATCCATTCTCAATTCAGCATCAATTGTTGCTAATTCATCTTGAGAGTAGTTCAAATCACCAAAGTTTAGACTAGTTAGAAAACAACCTTCAAGAATCCATTTTTCAACTACAACTCCTGTTGGATCTAACATCTCTAATTCTACATTTTTCTTGTAACCTGCGGCGTAGCCCATTCTACCTGTAACTGATTCTGCGTGTAAGCGGAACCATTCCATAAGAGCTTGAGATGCTGAAGGACCAATTGGATCTTTAAAAGTAACTTTGATTGGGTCCCATGTGAATCTACCTGCTACGTATGTTGAAGTATTTAAAAATGGAATTTCTGTTGAGTTAATTTTAGCACTAGGACGGGCAGTAGATGTTACATACCACTCGTTAATACCTAAAGATGATGGAAATCTTAAGATAAACCTATTTTTGCGTTTCGGTTCATATGGAACCGGCATTTTCATTAATAAATCTGCCATTGTTTTTGTATTATAATTTTGTGTTTATTTCTTTCCTATAAATATATCAATATGTGAAATAAAATTTATTTTGCAAAATAGTTGTTTTTGTGGTTTTTTTTCATTAGCTTTTTGCTACTAACTTACTAAAATACTAATATTACTAATATTCTAATATACTAATGTACTAATATTTCTGATATTCTCATATACTTATATTCTTTTATTCTAATTAACTAATTTACTGATATTCAATATAATAAACAAAAATGGGGAGGTTTTTAGCCGTCCCCATTCTTATTTTATTGTAATATTAGATATTTTCAAAAGAAGCACCTGTTGGAGTAATTACAAATTCAACATCAATGAATTCCAATGCTCTTGTTGGTTTTATGTATATTTTACCTCTTAATGTGTTTGCATCAATATCCTCTGGATCGTTAGATACACTTACACGGAAGTCATATAAACCTCTTTCTTTCTTTATTGATTCAAGAATTGGATTAACCAATCTTAAGAACTCTTGTCTAACTTGTTCGTCATTTTGTTCAAATAACAATCTTACAGCTACTGCAGATATTAACTTTCTAGCTCTCAATAATAATCTTCTTACGTTGATTCTATCTAATGCTGATTCTCTAACTTGTAACGTTTTGTTACCCCAGATAATAGTACCTGTATCAGAGAAAGTTGCGATTGGGTTAATTCTAGCTTTATAAAGGTTATCTCTTTCATCAAGAGTTAATTTCTTTTGTGCTTTTATTGCATTAACAAGACCTCTTGAATAACCCGCCACAGCAAACCAAGGATAAGAAACGTTATCAGTTAAAGCAATATTCTTCAATACTTCACCTGTTGGTGGTATGAAAAGTTGTGTTGCATTATCTGTATCTCTTACTTGAATCCAAGGCCAATATGTTGCAGAATAGTTACTATCAAGACCTAAATCATCTAAAGATGAAATTGTTTCATC